GCTGCCGCAGCGCAGCGAGGAATACACCACCGATGCCCTGGAAGCCGCCGCCGAGGCGGTGGAAGCGGTGCGGCGCGAGCAGATGGGGACTGATCCGGTGGAGATCACGCCGGACCAGGAAGCGCGGGCACAGGAGGTTATCGACCTGGCGGCGGCCAAATTCAGACGGGCCATGCCGGCTACCGAGCTGGATGTCTATTTTTATCTGAATGACGAGGCCGATGAGGGCCTGCCTCTCACCGAAAACGAGGTGCGCTGGCTGGCGGATTACGAACATTACCAGGATACCGGGAAGCGCCGCGGGCTGCTGGCGGCGGGGTTCAGGCCGATGGCGGAGCGGAACCGGATGGCGGGGGCAAGCCGTCAAGGCGCCCAATAACAGAAACGGCCCGGGCTGCCACCCGGGCCAAAATAATGATGGGGAACTCAATCCGACAAGGAGGGTAACACATGCGGCACGAAATGGCAACAACCCGCAACGTCCGCCGGTTTCTGGCGTCGGTGCGCGAACTATCCGACCGGCCGCCGGGCGTAGAGGGAATGGGCCTGCTTTGGGGGGCGCCGGGCGAGGGAAAATCCACCGTAATCGCCTACGCCACCAACATGCTCGACGGCGTTTTTTTGCGCGCCGGCGCCAACTGGACGGTCACCACCATGCTCCAGGCCCTGTGCGTCGAGCTGGGGCTGGCCCCTTCGCGTTTTCGGGCGCCCATGGTGGACGCCGCCGTGGCCCGACTGTCCGAGCGCCAGCGCCCCATCTTCGTGGACGAGGCCGATTACCTGCTGCGCCAGGCGGTGATGCTCGACACCCTGAGGGACATCTATGACGTGTCGGGCGCCCCGGTGGTGCTCATCGGCATGGAGCAGGCGGCCCGCAAGATCCAGCAGAGCGACTACGGCCGGTTTGCCCGGCGCATCACCCAGTGGATCGAGTTCCGCGGCATCGACCTGGCCGACGCCCGCACCCTGGCCGACACGGTGTGCGAGGTGCCCGTGGCTGACGATTTGATGGCCCACGTACACAAGGCGGCGGCCGGAAACATCGGGCGCATGGTGACGGCATTGAGCCGCATCGAGGCGTTCGGCCGCAACAGCGGCCTCCGCCTGGTCGATTCCGAATCCTGGGCCGACCGTCCGATGTTCTACGACCAGCCGCGATTCGCGAGGAGGGCGCACTGATGGCCGGAAAAAAAGGCATGACGCCGAGCCGCCCGCGCGCCAACGCGGTGCGGAACAAGGTGTGGCAGAGCATGCGCATCCTGCGGCGGTTCACGGCTGCGGATCTGTCCCGGACCAGCGGAGCGGGCATCAACAATGTGCGCAAGTTCCTGGTCAAGCTGAATCGCCACGGATACGTCGCGCCGGCCGGAAACTACGTCGGCGGCCGGGCCGGGTCCATGAAGCCGTGGCGGATCGTGAAGGACTGCGGGCCGGATTATCCGATGGTTTGCGACCGGTGCGGGCGTCCGTTGGGCGAGCGGTGCGTCGGAGAGGAGGATTGATGGCCACGGATCCGACGATACTGCTCAAACGTGTAGTGGCGGCCAACGGCCAGGCGGCCGTGGCCAGGGCACTGGGCTATTCTGCCAGCGCCTTGAGCCAGGCGCTATCCGGTAGCTACGGCGGCAGCCTGGAAAACATGCTCCAGCGGGTCTCCGAGGTGTACGGCGACGGGACGGTGCGCTGCCCGGTGATGGGCGAGGTGCTGCTGAGCCGCTGCGCCGAGGAGCGGAGAAAACCGTTTTGCGCATCCAACCCCCAGCGGGTGCGGCTGTACCGCGCCTGCCAGGGATGCACCGAGTATAGAGGGGTGTGACGATGAACATAATCCAGCTTTGGCACGACTGGTTTCTCTGCGCGATGACGGCGATCAGCGACAGCCGCCACTGGCTGATGCCGCTCATCGCGGTCTGCTGTCTGGTGATCATCGTGCGCAGTATCGTGCTGGACGTGCGCGATGAAATCGAGCTGCGGCGCAACGAGCGGCTGACGGAGGATCTGAAACGGCGGCTCAATCTATGGTGATTTGCGAGACCATATGGTGTGTCGCCCATGGGTGCGCGATTTCTCCCACCGGGTGCGTGTCGAGGCACGTGGAGGCCGTCAGGACGCTGGCAAAAGGGATGTGGTCCCCCCAGATGGATGTCCGGCCGGGAGCATTCGATTTCGCCTGCCGCGACTGCGAGCAGGGGCGGCTGGTGGCGGCGGAGGTTAGGGTGGGCGCCGGGAAGGGTGACGGCCTCTCGCAGAGGCGCAGGGGCGCGGAGCAAAGCAAGGCGAAAACAGCGTCCAGGGAGGAGACAGAGACGATGGAAAGCAAGAGAAAATGCATTGACCCGGCCTGCGAGATGGCCGGCAAATGGCAGCCGGTGAAGCAATTTAGAAAAATCGGCAAAAGCAACGCTCGCAGCTCTGTCTGCAACGCGTGCCTGAAACGCAGGATGGTGGAGGGTAAACAGAAAGCGGCGGCCGAAAGGGAGGCCGGGAGTAAAACGGCGGCGGATCGGCCGGATCGGACGGATCGGACGGATCTGGCTAACAAACCCGCGCCGCCGGCGCCGATCGGCAGGGAGATCTACATAGACGATTTGGAAACACAGATACAGGCCACGGCCGGTACCATCGCAGATATGCTCGCTGGAATGGCCTCCAAAATTCCATTCTTTCCAGGCGGCTGCGGACTGGGCGAAGTGATCGTCAAGGGGACGCCAAACAGCCTAATTATAGATTTCACAGACCACCACGATCTGCTGGAGAAAATCAAACAGATCGCCGCCGATGAGCTGCGCACGCCGGAAATGCAGGTGTTGTACTGGATCCGGCAGCTGGACCGGCTCACGGCGTGAAAGGGGGATTGATGGCAAGAGCGAAAAAAATCAAGGCCGAGGCCGCCGCGTTCCGGGTGGCCCAGACGAAAGACGAGACGGTGGAGCTGATCGCCGAGATCGGGCGCAAGCAGCGGCAGCGGGAGCGGCTGCGGGCCGACATGAATGACGAGATGGCGGCGGTCAAGGAGAAATACGAGGCCCAGGCCCTGCCGCTGGCCGATGAGATCAAGCGAATGTCGGCCGGGGTGCAGGCCTGGTGCGAGGCGAACCGTGACGCCATCACCAACGGCGGCAAGGTCAAGTTCGCCATGCTCGCATCCGGAAAAATAAACTGGCGGATGCGGCCGCCCAAGGTGTTGATCCGGGGCAAGGAGGCCGTGATCGCGGCGCTCAAGGCGCTTGGCCTTGGCCGGTTTCTGCGCACCACCGAGGATATCAATAAAGAGGCCATGCTGGCCGAACCCGCCCTGGCCCAAACCGTCGGCGGCGTGACGATCAGTCAGGGCGAGGATTTTGTGATCACGCCGTTCGAGACCGAACTGGAGGAGGTGGCCTGATGGAAAAGTTGAAACCATGCCCGTTTTGCGGAAGCGAAAACGTCACGCTCAGAAAGCTGGATATTTTGCGCTACATCGAATGCCGAGATTGCAAGGCAACCGGTCCGCTGAACGAAGTTCGGGACGATCGGCGCGCGGCCCAACTGTGGAATATCAGATCAGGGGCGATATGATGCGAAATCCCGCCGATCGGCGGGATCGTCCGGGCGTGGCGGCCCGGGCCTGATGAGCAGCCGGGGGGAGTTTTCAGGACGGATCTGACAGATCGGACAGAGTGGACAGAGTGGACACAAAACCCAGCACCGCGAAACAACGCCAGCTCATCGCCATCGGATGCGCGAAGCTGGCCATCGATCGCCGGGAAACGCTGCTGGAAAGGTATGGGAAGCCAAGCAGCTCCGATCTGACCTATGCCCAGGCCGAGGAAATGGTCGCGTATTTGCGGGCGCAGGGTGGGCTCTGGGCAAATAAGGAATACCCGGGCCGGCCGAAAAACATGAGCCCTGGAAAATCACGACGGCGCGCCGGGATGTCAGGCGGGCATGATTGCCAGGGCTATTTCGAAAAGATCGAGGCGTACCTGGCCGAGGCCGGCCGCCCATGGAAATACGTCGATGCGATGGCCCTGAGAATGTTCGGGGTCCACAAGGTGCAATGGCTCGACGCCGATCAACTGCGGAGCCTGATGCTGGCGCTGAAATACGATGCCCGGCGCCATGGCAGGGACGAGTACCCGTCATAAGGGGGACGCATGACCAGCAGGGAAGGTATCCACTACGCAAAGCTGGAAAGCAGCGAGCGCCTGCAACGGGTGTTGAGGCTGCTCTCGGACGGACGATGGCACAGCACGCGGGACATCATGTTCGGCGCGGACGTCTGCGCCGTGTCAACGACGATGGCGGAATTGCGCGAAAACGGCATTCGCATCATCACCATATGCCGGAGCAACCCACGCCGGTACGAATACGCCCTCGACAGCGTTTCGGCGCGGATGAGCTTGGAGGCGGCGGCGTGAGAATCGTCTGCCCGAGCTGCGGAGCGATCGCGAGTCTGGAAGCATGGGAGGCCGACGCGCACGTTCGTCAGACGGCGGCCACCGTGGCGCGGATCCCGGCGCCAGTGACGGGTCGGGCGTTCGGCTATATCGCGCTGTTTCGCCCGCGCGGAGGCACCAGGGGGCTTTCCTGGGCCAGGGCCAAAAAGCTGGCCGGAGAGCTGCTCAACATGGTGTCGGCCGGCTTCATTGAATGGGATGGCCGGCCTGCCCGCCCCTGCCCGCCGAGGATCTGGGCAGAGGCCGTCGATACGATGCTTGGCCGTGGGAACCTCCGGCTGCCCATGGAAAATCACAACTATCTGCGCAGCATCGCCTACGACCTGGCCGATCAGGAGGACCGACGCGGCGAGGCAGCCCGCAACGCGGCGGAGCGCGGGGGGGCGGTCAGATCCGTCGGATCGAACGGATCGGGCGGATCCGACGGATCGGAACGCGTGGATCCGGACCGGATCAGCCGCGACGTGGCGGCGCTTCGGAGCAAGGTGGGCAAAACCCTATGACTCCCATCAACCGCGACATACAGCTTGATGACCTGCCGGCGGAATACCGCTCCGTGGCGGAGATCATCGGGCTAGATGCGTACCTGCGGCTGGTGGATCGAATGGCCGGCAGCCAGATTTATGTACCCAAATGGGAGTCGGTGGCCAGGGCTGCGCGAGACCGCGCCATCCGGGCGGGGTTCAACGGCGTCAACTACGACGAGCTGGCGCGGACGCATGGCCTTACGGTGTCCTGGGTGCGGAGCATTGTCCACAGCGGAGAGGCCCGCAAACCGGCATCCACGCCGATGCAGGGGAAGCTGTTCTGATGGCGGATTCAAAAGGGTTCAAATGGCTGTTTAAAACGCTATATTAGTTTGGGCACGCAAACTAATAATTGTTAGCTGGAGAGAAAAATGCCTATTTACGCAAAAAATTTATCACCTGAGTGGCGCAAGGCTTTCGAGCGTTACGAGAGTCTATGCGGTTTCGAGCCAATGCACCAAGATGAAATAGACAGCGGGGAGATGACGGCAAGGGATGCGTGGAACGAGAATGTTCGGTGGCTGGAATGTGTTTGTGGTGATGTGCAAAATACCCAAATTCCGGACGATGATTGTGACAGCTAACAAAGCGCTGGTGACTGACGCCTAAATCGGCGCCGCACAGCTTAATCGTTATAAGGAATAATTTATATGGGATTATCCCCTATACCAGAACCAAAAATAAAGAGCATGGAAGCAGTAAGAAAACTAAGAGAGCATTATAGTAAATCTTGGAGTTTGCCAAGGTCGGCAACAAAAGAAGAAATAGATTCTTTTATGTTAAAGATAGAAGATGAAGGGAAAAGACTTGCTGATGAAGCTTTTGAGTGGCCATAATCTTATAACCAATCATTAGACTTGACGTGAGTTACGCTGCGCTACACTCACGCAAGTCAATTCAATGTTAGCAGGAAAGGTAAAACATGAAAGAATCTCTGCTTGAAGATTTAGTTGATGCCGCATGTCGTGTGGCCCTTTTTGATTCTGACTGGCACGATGAAACAATACCAGAAGTGAAAAGCAATAAAGACGCTCTGAGGGACGGTATCAGATCGGTATTAAGAAGGCACGGGATCACATTGAAATCAGCTAACCAGCGCCTCAACATGGACGGCACAAAAGACCGCGCCGCCAGTTAGGCGCACGTTAGATGTGCGAAGGAGATGATGTATGAGACTGAAAGACGTCCATGTTGGGGATACAGTGAGGGTCCACAATCGATCGGATAATGCCGTTCTGAAAGCTGGGACATATGAGCTACCAGTCGTTGACGAGGATGAGAAGAGCGTTGCCGTTCAGTCTTTCGATAAATGGTGGTTCTATCGTGACACAGGCGAATCATACGTCGGAAACGCAACGATTATCATCTAACCAGCAGTTCGTGCGGACTGAGCCGCACAACTGCGCGTTAGTGAATAGGTGAACCATGAAATTAGACCCAGTTTTAAACGATATGGTTGATGATTTTGCATCAGCTATCAAGGCTAAACTTCTTGAAAAATCGCAGGAAGGCTATCGCGGCTTTTTGGAGTGCCATATGCAAGGCCCTATCGAGCAGAAATTACAAAAGAATTTTCACCGTAAAGATTGGGTAGATGTCGGCGCACTCGCTGCAATGCGATGGCTTTTCACTAACAAATCACTCAAGCCGACCGCAAAAGACGCGGCGGCTTAGTTCAGCCGTTAAGGGGAAAACATGCCCGCATCCGCCGCACAACTCAAACCGTTCAAATGGCTGATCGAACGCGTGGATGCGAATCGGAATGGCATGTGGCGGTTTCTCGGCCGAACCGGCCCGAACCTCGTCTGGACAACGGCCACACGGTCGTGGGCGCTGAAATTCGACAGCCGGGCAGAGGCCGAGGCGTTCATGGCGCGACACCGGGTCGACGCGGTCGCGACCCAATACACCTGGGAGGTTTGACATGGGATTTCTTTTTCTGTCCGAGCGGAGAAAAGAAGGCCGGAGGAAAGACGACATCATTCCGGAAAACCCGGCGAAACACCTCGGAGTGGGTATCCTCATCGGCATCGGGATATCCGTCATGACGGCGCTGCTTTATGTCAGGGTTTGGGGGTGATAAAATGGGCCAACGCGAGGCGACGATTATCGTTCAGCCGCCATGCATGTTCCACGACATGATGGCGGACGCGTTTGACCGCGGGGAGCCGATCCGCGTGAAAACGAGCATGTTCGGTGGGGATATTCGCGTTCTGGACATGAGGCCCGTCGGAGGGGGAACATCGGCCGTTGTTTTTTCCGTGACGGACGTCCCTTGACACCACACCGCGAATGCGCTATGGGGAAAATGCCGCGGCAAAATCCGCGACCCGGTTTGACAGCCGGCACCAGAGGCGCATTCAGCGCCCTCCCTCCAAGCACGGCGCTTTTTTATTTGCCGTGCCGCCGATCGGCGGGCCATGCGCGGGAGCCCTCGGGCTCGCCGGTGTCCTCTGGCCGGCCTGTCAACCGCGTGTGGCCCGCCTTTTTTGTTTGACAGCAAATCGGCGGACCTTCCCCATCATCTTTTTAAACAGAGGGAGGCACATCATGGCGAACATCGCGAGAACCAACGGCAACCTGGTCATGGAGCGAGAGGGGCGGGCGGTCACCACGTCCCTGCTGGTGGCGTCGAAGTTTGACAAGAACCACCGCGACGTGCTCAGGGGGATCAAGTTTCTCGGAGCCCCGGCAGAATTCACTGAGCGCAATTTTGCGCTCAGTGAATACGAGGACCCGACCGGGCGAAAGCTGCCCATGTGCTTCATGACCCGGGACGGGTTCATGCTGCTGGTGATGGGCTTTACGGGCAAGAAGGCCATGGCCGCCAAGGTGGCCTGGATCGAGGCGTTCAACGCGCTGGAGCGATCGCGGATGGTCCCGGTGCAGCGGATCGAGGCCCTGGTGAACGAGGTGGTCTCGATCAGGATGGTCGAGCGGAGCGGATCCGCGGCGAAGCTTACCCCAAATGTTTACCGGCGGATGAAACGGTATCTCGGCATGGACCTGACCAAAAAGGAGGCCGGCAAGCTGCTCGGCGTCCACCATCGGACGGTCCAGCGATGGGAAAAGCTTGAGCGCGACCTGCGCGCCGTACTTATGGCCCGCGTCACGCGCCCCGCCATAGAGGGAGGCGCCAGATGACCAGAAAGATAGCGAAACCGCTCCCGGCCGCAAAAATGTCGGCGGCCATGCGCATGCAGGCCATCGAGGTGCGCGTTCACTGCGCCGAGCAGCTCATCGAACGGCTGGTCGGCCTTATCGAAAAACTTATGGACGCTCCACGGCAACCCGCCTGCGGAAAGTCGGACCTGCGCCTGGTAAGATAATCGACAATGGCGCCGGATATCGCATCCGGCGCCACAAGGAGATCATCACAATGTATACGCTCAAAGACAACGAGATCGGTTTGAAGTTTTTTTCCAGCGTGGAGTTCGGGGAGGACCTCATTACCCAGCTCGGAAATTCCGGCGTTGAGTATACGACGGCTGAAATTTCGCACCTTGTGGGCAGGAATGGATGCGCGTATCTATTGTTTTACTATAGCCGGAAACTCGATTGCCCCATGACCGTTTTGTGCGTCCCGATCCGTTATGACGTGGACGGATTCGCAACGGACTACTATTATTTCCCAGGGGTCGACAGGGACACTGCGCTTGAGTCCGAACAGCGTTGGGTCGATGCTTACGAGACGGCCCGCAAAATCGTTGACAAAGAGATCCTCAACCCGACGAATCCATGAAAGCGACGCTTAAAATAGAACTCATCGGAGACGACGTGGTGCAGCGCGCGCGGTTTTCCGAGAAAAGGGTTAACGAGGCTCTTCCAGGATTAGGGACCGGTGTTTTCGGCGGGTGGCCGCCAAGCGGATGGGTCGCTGAACTTATTGGGCTGGATCATAGATACGGCTATAAAAGACGCTTTTTGCGGCCGAGGAAAGATTATGCCAAGTCAAACAGCACCGGCTCGCGCGGAGTTTATGCCTGGTTTGTGATCGAATCCGGAAAATGTTACGAGGTGTGCGAAAAACTGTCATGGCGCCATAGCAACCGGTATTTTTGCCAAGTGACGGACCAGGGAAATATCGTCGAGATGGACAAAAACGAGGTCGACGAGTGGGTAAAAAATATCTTGGTATAGACGTGCTGACCGCAGCGCGCCAGCGCATCACATGGGTGTTTGATAATTTCCCGCGCATCTATATCAGCTTCAGCGGCGGAAAAGACTCCGGGGTGATGCTGCACCTGGTGATGGCCGAGGCGATCGCCAGAAAGCGCAAGGTAGGAGTTCTGTTTGTAGATCTGGAGGCCCAATACAAGATCACCATCGATTATATCGCGCAGATGTACGCGCTTTATGCAGACCACGTCATTCCTTATTGGGTGGCCCTGCCGATAAATTTGCGCAACGCCGTCAGCCAGTACGATCCGCAATGGACATGCTGGGACCCTGATCGGGCCGAAGACTGGGTTCGTCCCCCCCATCCCATGTCCATCACGAACGAAACGTATTTTCCGTTTTACCGCCACGCCATGGAGTTCGAGGAGTTTACCCCGGAATTCGGGCAATGGTACAGCCAGGAAAGGCTGACGGCGTGTTTCGTCGGCATTCGCACTGACGAGAGTCTCAACCGCTGGCGCACCATCGCAGCAGGCCGTAAGCAGACAATGGATGGCAAGCAGTGGACCACGTGGTGCGGCGGTGCGGTCTATAATGTTTATCCGATTTACGACTGGAAAACCGAGGATATCTGGGTTTATAACGGCAAACACCCGGACAAGCCTTACAATCGTCTCTACGATCGCATGCACCAGGCCGGGCTCACCATCCACCAGGCCAGGATATGCCAGCCATACGGGGACGACCAGCGCAAGGGGTTGTGGCTGTTCCAGGTGATAGAGCCGGAGACGTGGGCGCGTGTGGTGGCGAGAGTCAACGGTGCCAACCAGGGCGCCCTTTATGTTCAGGAGTCCGGCAATATTTTAGGATATCGCAATATATCGAAACCCGAACACCTTACATGGCGTCAGTTTGCTGAACTTTTGCTCGAAAGCCTGCCGCCCCGCGCGGCAGAGCATTATCGCAACAAGATAGCCGTATTTCTCAAGTGGTATTACGATCGCGGATATCCCAACGGAATACCTGACGAAGGCGGTGCGGTGGACAAAAGCTCACCGAGCTGGACTCGCATCTGCAAGGCCTTGCTGCGGAACGACTACTGGTGCAAGGGGCTTTCGTTTTCGCAGCACAAAACCGGCGCCTATGAGAAATACATTAAGCTGATGCGCCGCAGGAGGAGAGAGTGGAAGATAATATAAAAAACATAATCGACAGGTGTCGTGACCTTTTTCAGGCCATCGATCAAATCGAAGAGGGGGCGCGCATGGATGTCATCAACGATATCCGCAGGGAGCTGTCGTCCCACTCCCCCATGCGACGCGAACCGGTGGACTGTGTCCTGTGGGTGCCATTCGCCGATGTGCATGCCAACGACTATAACCCCAATGTGGTCGCCCCACCCGAAATGCGGTTGCTACAACTGTCGATCATGTCAGATGGGTACACCCAGCCTTTGGTGGTATGGCCTGCTGATGGCGGAGGATACGAGGTGGTCGACGGATTTCATCGCAACCGGGTCGGGAAGGAAGTCGGCGCCGTCAGAAAACGCGTTAATGGCAGGCTGCCCGTGTCTGTGATCAATAGCGAGCGAACCGCCAAAGAGGATCGAATCGCCGCGACGATTCGCCACAACAGGGCCAGGGGCAAGCATCAGGTTGATGCCATGAGCGATATAGTGCTCGATCTCTCGCGGCGCAACTGGTCTGACGCCAGGATCTCAAAAGAGCTTGGAATGGATCCGGACGAGGTTTTGCGCCTCAAACAAATCACCGGTCTTGCGGAGTTGTTTTCAGACAGAGAGTTTTCTGAATCCTGGGAAGCAGAATAACCCCCGCCCCAAATCCCACCCCTCGCCGGGGGCGGCGCAACCCCGTCGCCGGCCCTCCAAGCAACCACTTTTATCAACTCGATTTTTTGACCATCCGACACTTTGGCCGGTAATACGAGTCAGCTCGTCAGGACGGTTTGGGCGCCGGCCTGACAGAACCTCCTCCTTGGTGCAGGTGGCCTCATGGTGAGGCCACCTTAGGATGGAACGAAACCGGATGACTGAAGGGGGCCACCGCCTCCAGAGCGTGCAGAAGTCGGCCCCCGGTGGAATCCGCCACCGGGGGCACGGCGAAACGAGGGCTGGCGCAATGGGCATCGACCGGGACCAACTCAGATCGCTGATCGACCGCACCCTGCAACGGATGGACCTCAACAGCCCTTCCGCCATAGCGTTGCTCATGGGCACGGCGGCCCAGGAGTCCCGACTCGGGACCTATTTGCGCCAACTCGATTCTGGCCCGGCCAGAGGCATTTTCCAAATGGAGCCGGCCACCGAGGAGGACATCTGGCGCAACTACCTGCGCGGACGCCTCAACCTGTCGGACCGCATCTGGGTGGTCTCGGGCGTGGACGGCCCCAATCCGTGGGCGCTGGAGGGGAACATTCTCTATCAGATCGCCATCGCCAGAATCCACTATCTGCGGGTGCCCAATCCGCTGCCGGGCGCAGATGATCTGCCGGGCCTGGCCGCCTACTGGAAACGCTGCTGGAACACGTCCGCCGGCGCCGGCACCGAGCAGCAGTTCCGGCAGTCGTGGCGCAGATTCATCGGGGGCATGTGACATGAGGGCAGTGAAAACCGAACTCTTCGCACCGCCTCTTTTCTGGAAGCTGAGCCATGATCGCCGGGCGCAAATCTGCAACGGATGCGGCACCAAAGGCCTGGTCGGCATGCTGGTGCCGGATACGATTTACGGCCTTCGCGTCACCGACGCCTGCGACATCCACGATTTCCAATATTCGATCGGCGAGACGCTTGCGGACAAGGACTCCGCCGACCGGGTTTTTCTCAACAACCTGCTGCGCATCATCAACGCGCATACCCGTTGGCACTGGCTCAAGCGTCTGCGAGCCCGCCGCGCGCGCATCTACTACGAGGCCGTGCATCTGCTTGGCGGCCCGGCGTTCTGGGACGGGAAAAACAGGCCCGAGGAAATGGGGTCAATTTGACCCGCCAGTCCATGGAGCGGCCCGACCGCCTGAGAGGCCGCAGGATCGACGATCGGACAAAACGCGGGGCGATGTACGGACCCGAAACTAGTTAAACAATCCTCGGCAAATTTAAAGACGGTTTGAGCGATTTTGATGCCCGCTTAGAGACGGGTTTAACGGCCGGCAAAAAGCGCCACCCTAAAACGATACGGATACGCCATGGAACACCTCATTCCGAACTGGATCCTCCAAACCGTTCAGACCCTGGGACTTCCGGGCCTGATTTTCGTGATCTGGTGGTGGGACGGGAAAAAGGCCGTCGAACGCGAGGAGTCCCGTCGCACCGAGCTGGCCGCCGTGCTGGCCCAGTACCGCGAGGACATCACGGCGATCCGCAGCCTCTATGAAAGCAACGTCCGCCTGGTCGACGATTACGCCACGGCGTTCAAGCGGCTGGATACGATTTACACCGAGACCATCAGCGTCATCAGTCTCAACACCCAGGCCCAGACAAAGCTCGTGGAAAAGATCAAGGGCAACCAGTTCTGCCCGCTGGTGCGGGAAAAGGGAGGGGCCAGTTGAACCTCGAACGCGCCGCCATGCGCGGCCAGCTTGCCGAAAACGAGCAGCGCCGGGACCGGCTGCGGCTCAAGGTGGACGGCATGTGCCAGTCCATCCGCCAGCAGCTCAACACGGCGTTGACGGCCGTTGACGACCTCGACGTGCCAACGGCCGCCGCCCTGATGGACGATCTCGTGGCGTCCTACGCCGAACTGACCGCCCTAACCGGCCGCATCGCCCGGCTGGAAAGAGAGCTGGCCTGATGGGGGCCAAGGGCGATCGCGCCTCCAAGGCGCCCCAGGCCGAGCGGCTCTATGCCGACGGCAGCAGCCTGGCCGAGATATCGCGGGTACTGGATGTCAGCGAGACGACCCTGCGCCGCTGGAAAGCCGACAGCCAGGTGCCCGGCGAGGAAATGGACGGGTGGGACAAGGCGCGGGGGCAGAAAATCGGAAACATTCAGAGGCTGCGGAACCTTTTCGAGCGGCAGCTCGAGTACGTGGAAAGGATCAACCCGGAAGACGTGACCGCGCCGCAAACCGACACCCTGGCCAAGCTCGGCGCCTTGGTGGAGCGGTTCCAGTCGGCCGAGCGCGATGCGGCGATGAAAAGCGCGGCCCAGCGCTCGGCGCTGTTTCTGGATTTCGTGCGGGATGAAATCGAGTTTTTCGCGAAGCACGAACCGGCCGTGGTGGCAATTATCGAAGAGCACTTCGACGCCCTGATCCAATGGGGACGGGAAAAGTATGGCAGCGCGTAGCACGGTCAAAAACAGAATTTTCGATCGCGAGGTCGAGGCCATCCGCCAAATGATCCAGGCGTCTGCCAGGCCCTTCGCCGTTGACCCCGCTGCCCAGCGCGCCCGGAAAAAACAAGGAGAAAAGGATCTCGGGTTCTTCAACCGGACCTATTTTCCGCACTACTTCACCAAGCCATCGAGCCGCCTGCATCAGTATTTCGCCGACCGCTACCCGGCCATGATCGAACGCTCAGAGGCCACGGGCGAGGGGGACAGGGAGGCGGACGCCGCCCCCCGGGGCAACGCAAAAAGCACGTGGACCACGTTCGGCCTCATCCTTTGGTGCATCGCCTACCGCAAACGGCGATACCCGATGATTCTGTCCGAGACGGGGCCGCAGTCGCAAAGCTTTCTGTCATTTATCAAGGCCGAGCTGGAGACCAACGAACGGTTGGCCCAGGATTTTCCCGAAATGGCCGGAGAGGGACCTGTGTGGCGGGTGGACTGGATCATCACGCGCAACGGCATCAAAATCCACGCGGCCGGCGCCGGGCAGAAGCTGCGCGGGTTTCGGCACGGCAGCAAACGCCCTGACCTGGTGGTGGGCGACGATCTGGAAAACGACGAATCCGTGGAAAGCCCGGACCAGCGCAAAAAGCTGGAAAAGTGGTTTTTCAAGGCCCTGATGAAAATCGGCGCCAAGAACACCGTTTACATCGTGGTGGGCACCATCCTCCACGCCGAGTCCCTGCTCCAGGATCTCCTTGACCGCCCAGGCTGGAAGGGGCGCAAATTCAAGGCCGTCCTGCGCTACGCCGACAACCGGAACCTGTGGGACGCCTGGGAGGCGATTTTCACCGACATTTCCGTCGGCAAGCAGGCCGCCGAGGAGCTGGCGGACGCCTTTTTCGAGGCCCATAAAAACGAGATGCTGGCCGGCGCCGAAGTGCTCTGGCCGGAAGAGGAAGACTACTACTATCTCATGAAGATGCGGGCCACCGACGGCCCGGCCTATTTCGACAGCGAAAAGCAAAACGAACCGCTCAACCCCGAGGACCAGGTGTTTCTGGAGGAGTGGTTCCAGGACTGGGAAGACGGCGACGTGGACCTTTCCGGGGTGCCCCACGCCGGGGCCTGCGACCCGTCCCTGGGCAAGCGCAACAAGCGCAACGACCCCAGCGCGATTTTGGGCGGCCGGATGAAGGAAAAAATCCTCTGGCTGGACATCGCGGACATCGAAAAGCGCCAGCCGGACCGCATCATGACCGACATTCTGGCCTATCACGAGCGGGACCGGTTCGACAAGTTCCGCATCGAGGCCGTGCAATTCCAGGAGTTTTTCGCCCGGGCCTTCGAGCAAAAGGCCCACGACGAAAACCTCACGATCAACATGGACACCGTCACGCCGAGCACCGACAAGGACCTGCGGATCATACGCCTCCAGCCGTGGATCAAGAACGGGTGGATCCGGTTCCGCAAGGAGCACCGCGAGCTGAAGCGCCAGCTCGCCTACTACCGCCCCAAGGGCCGGGGCGGGCACGATGACGGCCCTGACGGGTTGGAGATGCTGCTTTCGCTTTGCGAGGAGGGGCTGCACGGCGCCGCCGTGGCGCCGCCGGCCAAGGAAGGCGACGGCATTCAATACCAGGCGGATCGGCGGCGGACATTTTTTGGTGAGCTGTTCCGGCGGAGGGTTGGATGAGCATACGGGAACTGATTGCGCAAAAGCTTTTCGCGGCCGTAATCGACCGCCTGGCCGACAGAAAAATATCCGAGCAGCTTCCGGCGGCCGTCGACCGGCGGCTCAACGATATCGGCTGGCGGCGGCTGAGCCTGTCGCCGACCCGCGAGCTGCCGATGATGGACCAGCCGCGGGCCATAGAGGTCGCCTATTTTCTCTGGAAGACCCACCCCATGGCCAAGTGGATCATCGAGGTGGTCACCGCTTTCGTTACGGCGGACGGCGCTCCCTACACGTGCAAAAACGAACACGTCAAGGATGTGTTGGACGGGTTCTGGTACGACCCGGTGAACCGGATGGACCTGAACTGGGAAACCTTCGTCCGGGAGATCGGCATTTACGGCGAGCAGTGCTGGCCGGCGTTCGTGGCCGAGCAAACGGGCCGTGTGAAGCTCGGGTACATCGACCCGGCGCAGATCAGCAAGGTGGAGCCGGATCCGGAGAACGTGAAAATCAAAATCGGCATCGAGGTGAGCGGCCCGTCCGGCGGGGCCCCGCGCCGGTACCGGATCATTCTGGACGGCGAGGTGGAGGATTTCGTCTCCGAGGCCGGAAAGGCGCTGCGGGAAACGTTCACCGACGGCGAGGCGTTTTTTTTCACCGTCAACGCGTTGACCAACGAGATGCGCGGGTCATCCGATTTGTTCACCGTTGCCGATCATATCGAAAACTATGAACAGTTCATCTGGAACACCAGCGAGAAGCACGCTCGTTTCAACGCGTTTTTTTACGACATTACCGTAGAGGGCGCGGATCCGCAAAAGCTGGAGGATGAGCGCCAGAAATACCAGCCCCCGCAAACCGGGCAGGCGTTCATCCACAACGAAAAGGTCAGAGCCGAGGCGGTGGCCCCGGACATGAAGGCCGACGATTCCGAGGTCGCCGGACGCCTTCAGCGCAACCACATCCTCGGCGCTTTGGGCCTGCCGGAGCACTGGTACGGCGGCGGCGGGGACGTGAACCGGGCCACGGCCGGGGAAATGGACGCGCCGGCGCGCAAAATCATCTCGGGCCGCCAGAAGCGCGTGAAAAACATGCTCGAGCTGGTTTTCGATTTCCAGATCGCCAAGGCGGCCGGTTCCGGCTACCTGCGCGGGGTTCCGGAGAACGAGCTTTACAGCTACGAGGTCCAGACCCCCGATATCGCCGACAAGGACGTGTCCAAGCTGAGCAACATGCTCGCCCAGGTGTCGACCGCCCTGACGGCGGCCGAAATCCAGGGATGGATCGACAAGCCCGAGGCGGCCAAGGCGTTCGCCTATTTCATGGCGTTCATGGGTTACGAGTACGACCCAAACGACCAGGACAAGACGCCCCCGGAATACTCGGACTACCGGGGGAATTCCAAAGGCAGAGAGAGCTGATGGCCAGCGTGACCGACCAGATCAAGCGCATCATCGAGGCCAAAGACGACAAGGTCGCCACCGGCGCCGAAACCCTGCGCGCGCTGCTGGGCGAGGTAAAAATGCAAATTGTCGAGGATCTCGCCACCACGGCGGCCGGAAGCTACACGGCGGCGACGCTGAAAGCCGGTCTCGCCAGCGTGGAGCGATATCTGGCCGGGTTCGAGACGGCCGGGTCCGCGGAAATGGGCACACTGTTGGACACCGCATGGGATGCCGGGGCGGACCTGGTGCCGGATGCGCTGCGCCTGGGCAACATCAGCGTGGTGTTCGGCAATATTCCCGGCTCCATTCTCCGCACGCTGAAGGATTTCTCGTTTTACAAAATTTCCGGCCTGGCAAGCGACACCTTCACCAAGATCCGCGGCGAGCTGACCCTCGGGCTGCTGGGGCAAAAAACGCCGGACCAGGTGATCCGGGCCATCGCCGGAACCCTGGACAGTCCGGGCATATTCCCCAGTCTGGAGGCTCGGGCCGCCACCATCGCCAGGGTGGAGATGGGCAGGGCCTATTCCGCGGCCACGGCACACGGGCTGCGCGAGGCAATGCGCAGCGTGCCGGACATCGGCAAGGAGTGGTGGCACGCGGGGCACCCCAAAATGCCGCGCATCAGTCATTTGAGGGCCAACGGGCAAAGGGTCAAGGCCGACGATCGGTTTTTGGTCGGGTCGATCCCAATGGACCATCCGCGGGACCCCAAGGCCCCGGCGGACGAAGTGATCGGGTGCGGCTGCGAAATGCTGCCGTGGCACCCGCAATGGGCGAGCGCCTAAAAAACAAGGAGACGCGAAATGGGCAAGGCAATCGGTGAAAAGCTGTTGGAGGGACTCGTTTACCGCTCCGCCGAGAAAAAGGAGCAGGCCGGCAAGGACGGTAAAAAAAAGATCAACGTGCCGATTGAGCGGCCCCTGGAACCATCGGACGTGCTCGATTGGAAAGACTACGGCGATTACGTGGTGATCGTCGCCGCCGACGGGCAAAAACACCGGGTCGAGAAACCCAAGAAATAGGCACCTGGCAGCAAAAGGAGAGCCGTCATGCCGATGAGCTACGACGAAATAAGGGAAATCGTCCGCCTGGCGCTGGAGGCGGATCACACCGGCGACACCTGGATTTACATCGTGGACCTGTACCCGGACCAGGTGGTCTACGAGGTGGACGGACCGGGCGCCGGCAACCAGCCGGCTTTTATGCGCCGGTCCTACGCCATTGTGGACGGCGTTGCGACCCTGGGCGTGGCCGAGGCCGTCAAACGCGAAGTGGCCTATGTCCCCATGCAGGCCGCCGGTAAGCTGCTGGCCGCAGCCGGAGATCCCGCGGACGACGGATACGGCTACCAGTGGCGGGTCCAGGTGGTCGAGTACGGCCTCGGCGCTGACGGGCGCATCAACTGGCCCCGGGAGCCCATCGTGGCCGCCATCGGACTGTATGACGGCGCCAAGGTGTTCGCCCTGGCAGACAGCCAGCACCAGGACAAGCCCAAGGCGTTCGGAAAGTCGGTGCGCGAGATCGTCGGATGGCTCAAAAACCCGGTGGACACCGGCACCGGCATCGAGGCCGACTTCTTTGTTCTCAAGAGCGCCAAGTGGCTTCGCGACGGGCTGGTGGACAGCTTCGACCGCGGCAACCCGACGCTTTTCGGCCTGTCCCACGACGTGGCCGCCACCACCAAAAACCGGGTGGTGGCCGGAAAACGGGTCAAGGAGCCTGTGGACATCATGTCCGTCCAGGTTGATGTGGTTTACGACCCGACAAACAACGGCAAATTCTTACGCATGGCCGCGGCGGCGCGCGCGGCGGCCGGAAAGGAGCACGACATGTTCGAGAAGCTTTTGGCCGCCCTGAAAAAGGCCCGGCCGGACGTGTACGAAACCATCGATCAGGAGAAAATCACCGAAGACGAAGTGCTGGAGCTGCTGGCGGCGGCGCCGCAAACAATCGCGGCCGGAGTCAAATCTGGCGACCCGGACGTGGCCGCCAAGGTTCTGGCCCAGCTTGAAGAAACCCAAAAGCTGCATGCCGGCATGACGCTAGACCGCGAGCTGGCGGCCAGCAAGCTCCCCGACTCGGCCCAGGCCATTTTGCGGCGGC